CATCGAGGTAATCTCAAATCCCATACGAGGGAGAACTGACTCAAAAGCGACTCTATCTCCCGCCTCATCCAATTCCTTGATTTTTCTATAGAACTTTTCTTTTGGTCCATATGAAATTGGAACCTTGATCTTCTTCTGCTCGACTCCTGCGCTATCTGTCCTTGAGATATACACTTCGTCAAACAGAGAACCAAAGGCTACGACCAAGGTACGAATACTTCCATGATAGAAATGATTAAACATTCAAATCACCAATTCCCAACGCTAAAAGGATCCTTGTCTGTGAAATCTACGATGTCATTCTTGGCTCGTTCGAGTTCAATCTCGTTCGTATCATCAGCCTTAGTTTCAAGGAATTTCTTCTCTGTGTCAACGATAGACACATAGAAGACTGATGCTAGTGATGTATTGCCCTTCAATGGAAGTAGAGAGGTTGCAGTTCCCACTTCGGTGTGGACATCAAGAGTGTTGGTAGGGATGTCGTAATTTACAATTACAGCAGAGTATGTACTGCTAGCAAGATTGGTTCCTTGATAAATCGTTTCCCCCTCAAAGAATAGATTATCTGTGTCGGTAAGAGTAAACTGACGGATCGGAATAACAACATTACTTTCGATATCATCAACTTCCTTGATTTCGGTGTCGATTTGTTCGCCAGAGTAACGGAAGAGTTCGCATGAGAATTCGTAGGCAAAGAATGAGTTTCTTGTGCCGACATACTTAATTTCGTATATCCCACCATACTCAGGAAAGTAAATGAGATCGCCTTCTTGTGGAGTAGTATCAGTCCCATACTTTGCAGCCTCTTCAGAGAATCGCTTCTTGGAAACCATAAGATTAACCGAGTCTTGTAGGTTAATACCAAACTTGTCCATGATCTTGTTTTCAGTCTCAAAGAACTCGTAGTTAGAAACGAACATTTCAATTTGAAAACTCTTGTCAAACTTAGAAATAGGATCGTCACCAAAGAGATCATCAAGATCCTGAAACTTTCTAAACACGAAATGTACATCAAAACCAAAAATCTTAATTTGTTCAACAACAAGTTGCTCAAACAGATTTGATTCTCGTCCCGCGATTTTGAAGTAAGGATTTCGTGCCATATTCAGCCCACCTCAAAATGCGCGGGGTACGCCATGTAGTATGAACCATCTTCTCTCATAAACTTCTTTTTGCCGAGTTTGGACATACCAACTTTATTTCTACTTTCTAGGCTGTTCATTGGATTGTTTGTTGACATAAAATTGATTTTACTTTGCTTACCGTTGCTGCTTAATTTTGGGGGAATTCTTGTTCGGTTGGATTCTGCAATTTTCGCCTTTCCATCAGCCGTCCAATTTTTCGACTTTCCCTTCAACCCTATAGATATTAGTTCCCTTGTTTTATCAGAAACTCTATGTGTTTTATAATATTTTTTTAATCTATCTGAGTTTTTCAATTTTTCTTCTGGGTTAGCAGCAAAAAACTCAGTTGTTTTCTTCGCCGCCTTCTCTCGTTCAACAGGATCTGAAAATCTTTTGACCCCCTTTACCCGCATTTTTTCTTTTGTTTCGTCGGTTAATACTCGCCCTGCCGAACCCTCGCCCCCCTTGGTTAGATTATATTCAATTTGATATGTGCCTAATTGAGCAATCCAATTAATTTCTTTTTCATACATCTCCACACGATTTTCAGCGGTATCTATTTGTTCTATTATGAAATTTTCAGATCCATACTTCAAGATAGCATCAGCAATTGCTGACTTTGACCGATCAGTTTTTGTTGAGTTTAATATATGATCGTTAAAACGCTCATCAATTTTTCTAACGGTGCATCCAATGTATCTTTTTTGGTTTATGGTGTTGGTTATTTTGTATATTAGCATGTGATTATTTATCATAACTAGGAAGTTGCCTCCTGCTTTTGGTATCGGCTAGCCCACAGAAAAATGTGGGGGGTACTCGTATTTGCTTTGAACTGTACTCTCTATTTCACCAATTTCAACCACAGAATCCGCATACATGGTGGCGGCATCGAATTTCATACCACCAGGAAGGGAGATAGAAGAGAACTTGCTGAGATTTGCTGACCATTGTCTTTTTATAAGAGCCGTCACATACCGCTTCAAAAGAATATCATTGTAAATCTCACCATAGGTTTCGGGGTTTAGGGAAACCTGAGCCAAGACCATCAACTGTGAACCCGTAGTAAATTGTTCACTCCAATCGGTGTGAATCTTGAGTTTGTTTGTCACACGACTGAAACTCACTTGCTTATCGGGGCTGAGAAATTGTTGCAACATTGATAGGTATTGCTTTGTGCTATCGTAGTAATTCAACCCACCACCACCTGTGAAAAATCCTGAGAAGTAATCGTTAAGCATCATTTGATACTGAACACTAAACATACCGCTCTGCATACCCCCCGCTACCGTGTAAACCTTCACAATACTAATAATCTCACCACCGCTAGAACCAGGGCTGATATTGTTTGTGTTGATATACTTGTTTGCCATGTCTTGTGCGGAAATGACATAAGGGAGATATGACTCCTCAACCCCATCAAAATGGTATTGAGAAAAGAATTGTAGGGCATCATCAATGCGGTCTTCGACCTGCACATCATCGACATTTATTTCGATAACAGGAAACCCAAGACGGCGTAGAGCATAGTCTTTAAGGTCTTCGCGAGTTGATATAGCCATTTACTTTCTCCTAGCATTACGAAGATTCTCAAAGTATTGTGTGTCTATTATCCGTTGACTTCTGCACATCTTCAATTCAGGAAGCCGTTTGAATACTTCCTGATGTAATAGATAGGGTACTTCACACCCTACCTGATTCATTCCATCCGACACATAATGTTTCTTTCCGTCACAATAATGAATCTTATGGGCTGTCTTATCGTAAGAGGGAAACACCCCAAGCAAATCACTCAACACAAATAGGTCATTATTCAGCCAAATTCTGTCATCCACTCGACGCATAATAAAACGCATAGATTATCCTAGTCCTTCTTCTCCACCAAGACCACCTTCGCTATAGCCCGAAGTTTTTGCAATCTTTGCTTTTCTTACTGAATTTACAGAAGCGGAAGCAGCAATAGCCACCTTTACCTCTGTTGCAGCATTCTTGATGGAATTTTGATACTCAAGAAGATCCAATCTAAGATTTGAAATATCAGAACCTGTAATGGTTCTAGTATACCCGAGGGCATCGACAAAAGAATAACTAGCAGCACAGATTCCCTGTGAGACAAGATACCCATTATCAAAAATATAAGACATCACAGTAGAATTAGTTGGATCTAGGAACAATGAGTTGTGTACCAATCCAACTCCGTAACAGTTACCCGCTGCTGTAGCGAACAATCTTCGGAAGGGATTTTGACCGAGTTGTGGTTGAAATACCGAACCACAAGATCCTATATTTCCTTGAATGCCCTCAATCCTCGCGAGAAGATCAAGCGAACGATTATAGTTGGAATCATTCGTGTAATTGATTTGCATTACATTGAGTGATGGTTGATTGTCATAAACAGAATTTAGACTGAAGATATAATCAAAATCATGCTCGTAAGACGCAGAAGTTCCCGCAACTGCCGTGTTCACATACGCATTAGCAACATCACCGAAACTCGCGGAAAATCCTGTAGCATCAGTGAATCCTGTTGCTCCTGTTACCAATAGGGTGTATCGAACAATATCCTTTACTCCCACTTCAGCAACAGTGGCTAAGGTAACACCGCCTGTTCCGAGTAGCAAATTTGTGATTCGCATTGCAGTACCGCGAACATAATCGGGGCTTTCTGCCAAGAAGCGAGTTCCATCATGAACGCCATTGAAATCCATTAAGAAACAAGTTGCGGAACTTCGGGTGAATCCTGCTGCGGTTGGAACTCCGAGAGTACCACCACCGAAAGGCAAGAATCCATAACCACTTGGACCAAACAGCCCCGTAGTGGTTCCCTGCTCTAGCAATCGCAAACTATCAATATAGCCGTCAAACGAACTAGATCCATTACTATTATTTCCAATGTAGATTCCGTGAGTATGACGATACTCAGGGACAGTGCCGAGAGTAACACCCAAACTAAATGTGTTCGTTCCGTTGAAATATCCTGCAATCTGATAAGAACCCGCAGTAACCCCGTTCTTTACAACAGAAACCGCAACATGGTTCCAATTATTTGCAGAAATACCTGCGGTATTAACTATATTTTGTGAATAGTTGTATCCGCCCGTAGTCAGCAATGACTGCCAAGAGAATTGCAAGAAACCTGCACCTGCGTCAAAACCAAGGCTCCATTGAGCAGATGCGCCTGTTGGGCCCTTCTGCATCAAGGTAAAATTGTTTGCTAGCCCTGTGGTTGTTGGATAGAAGAACATCTCCATCGCATAACTGCCTGTACCAAGACCACCAACGATATTATGTGGAGCCGTTTCAGAAATCCAAGATCGTTTGTTGATGTTCGTAACATAAATTCCACCGCCTGTGTACCCAGTCAAACTGCGAGTAAACTTTGCTGACGATGGCTTAAACTTGAATTGAGTGGTCTTATGTTTCGGCTGCGTTGTAGTATCAACTAGATTGTAGAACGGCTCTGCTTTAGTGACATCCTGAACAATTCTTGTTCCGTATGCAATATAAGGAAACGGGTTTTCCATCAAAAGTGTAACTTCTACTCTAGGATCATAATTCGCCAAAAGCGTTGCAGGATTACGAACAGTAGTGTTATAACCAGTGCTGTTTGAAACACTCACGGTGTTTCCATCAATTAGATCATCAAGCAACTCTCCTGTTGGCAATTGAGATTCATCAACAAAAGCGTGAATGGTTGGGTTCAGAGTGACAATATCAGAAACTACAATGTTATCAGTAGCATATGATGCCGATGATACTGAGGTAATCTTACCGAATGCGTCGAATGTGCAGAGTCTGTATGCCATCTATTTTCCTCGTAAACCTTATGTTGGGGTTATCAATGTGGATACACTATAAGCACCAGTAAGCCCACCGAACGACTTACCCGAACCATTTTCAGGTTGGAACATAAATGTTGGCCCTTTCACGGAAGCATAATTAGACCTACCCTTACCTATGATTGCAAGCAATCCTGGTCCCGAAAATGATTGACCTATTTCTACCAAACCCAACGAGCCCATAACATTACTATAGTCAACCGAATGGGAAAACGGCACATAATTGTAACTTGCCGATGGATTATCAGCAATTGTCCCGTTGGATGGAATAATAAACGGTGTTCGTGAGTTGATCTGCGACCAAATGAAACTTATGGCTTTAGCATTAAGGATTGGGCCCGACAAACCCGCTGATGTCTTTGTTGTGAGTGCTGTTGAATTATTGTCAGAATAAGAATTGTGTGCTGACATATAATGTGCAACCACAGGTGATGTACTAGCCCACGAAGTGGTCATTGTTTCAAATTCTTGACTATACCATGCTGAGTTATATGAGGTATGTACTCCGTAGTAAATAGGGAATACCGAAGACGACAATCGAGCAGACATACTAGAGGTAAGAGTCGTTGAATAATTCATAGCACAAATAGAAGCAACGGAGTTGGCAATAACCATAGACGAAGTTTGCGTTGCTTTGAAACCGTGTTGGCTAGCATACGCAACACAATTAGCCAAAATGCTACTAGAGGATTGAACTGCCCCGTAGGTATTATTCCGATTCAACACACCAACCGACGAGTGGCAATTCATATTAGAAGAAATGAACGACAAATAAGCATGACCTGTAGCCTCATAGAGGGTAACAATATCGTATTGGTAGGTAGATGGAGGGCTACCACCCGTAATGATGATAGTGCCACCACCCTCAGAACCCGAACCACCACCACCCGCACCACCACCACCGCCGCTACCGCTACCGCTACCACTACCGACATCAGGCGGCTCTCCTGGGTCACCCGCCCCGCTACTTTCTGTTATTATGTCTAAATTAGGCATGGGTCAAAATACTCCAGTTAGTTTTGTGCGCTCGCATCTCCACCCTCCAACACCCCGCACCTAACGGCGATAGTGAGTTGTTTTTCTCTTGGATCCCAATCCCAAACAGTTCCCTTGATTTTATTGTCGGGGGTTCCAAATGTCTGCCCGTTTACAAACGAATTGTCTGTAAAATCCTGACTTGTTTCCTTTAGACGCAGCGAAACAAGTGATTGACCGACAAACGCAACAAAACACCGTTCAGCAATCATCGTGGAGGAGTTAAACGCTCCGATACCAACTGATCCCATTCCCGTACAAACACTACCGAAAGTCTTTACGGACGATCTGTTGTTCGCAAGAATACCGAATGTGCAGTTAGAAACAACTACCTTGCCCAAGGTAACATCGCTACCTTTGTCCGCATAAAATCCCACTTGGAAGTCTTTTATACCAACATTGGAGCATAATCCACTTCCGAGGTCTTCGGGTTCGTTGATCATGTTTTCCCCGAGTTTGGAAGTTGCTGAGTTGATTGCACACTTATTACTATAACCAACAGAACTTCCTGCACCCGCCGCCAATAGATTGTAATGTGATGGCATTGCTATTCCGTCGAAGAATACATTCTTAATTTTTCGCAATCCGCTAGAACGAATTGAAAGAATGTTTCCGAATCGACGGAATACTGTTGGAAGGATTTTAACAGTAATTCGATTAGTATTCACAGATTTCCAAGAAGCAGATGCTCCGATACCTTCCCAACCACTATTCTTTGTATGTTCGTGATAGTTTTTTCCAAACAAAGCCGTATCGTTGAGGAATGTTCCTGCTGCCCCTGTCCCCGTGAACCAACCACTAAGAGAGACTGAGTCAATATCTTCATAAGTAAATCCTGCTGTCTTACCACTTATAAAGTTGGTTGGGAAAGTAGCGGAGATAAAGTTGGATGTTGCGCCAACAGGAATCCCTGTAGTTGCACTAGTTCCGTAGTAACCTACAGGAACATTTGAAATGTAATGACCGCGCAAATCAACCCCACCAACCCCACCAACATGGTTAGCAGCAAGGAACCACGCATTTGTCTGCGTTTCATTCGTGTCTGAAGGGTTTGCACAGGAACCCGCAATATAAGAAATCCCTTGTTGAGCATTTCCGTACAGTCTACCCCAACTAAGGGACGAACCCGCAGGAATACAGAACCAATCATCTCTGATAGATGATTGAATATTCAACTTTCCAAACGATACACCATTTAGGAGGTGACTGCCAAGAATAGAGCATTGCTTGACAATATTATTTCGTGGGTGAAATGGATAGGCTGCATAGAAGTACGCAGGATTGTAATCATCATCATACACCAAATCAAAATCTTCAATCACCACACCACCACCCGCAAGGGTGTGTTCGTATGAAATTGGGTTGGATGAAGTAATTGTAGCAAATACACTATTTACATCAGGTCTGACACAAGACATTGTTATGCCGTGTTGAACCGCAGAATAGTATTCGGTAAATCCTGTGGCAGTAAACCCTGTGGTTTTGTAGTCACTCACATATTGTACGAGCAGAAGTTCAGGTTCAGCACCAATGATCGCTACACGATTTCCCTGAGCATGGTTCATCACCAAAGATTCATCAAGATCATAGACTCCCGCTGCACAATTTATGGTGACGAATCCGATGTCGGTAATATACTTGTCAGAAAGCCACTCAATAGCCCGTACAGGGGTTCTGAACGGGGAACTAGGGTCAACACCCGAATTGAGAACATCGTCGCCCACAGGGCTGACATAGAGGTCAACGAGAGTCGCAATAACGATTCGTTCACCCGCAGGGATTGTTACTCTATGTGCTGAAAATTCACCCATTTACGATTCCTTTATATGGCGGTACTTCCACCATAAACTGTAAGACTAAGATATTGAAAATTATCACTAAATGTTGCCCCAAGAACTTCCCAAACACGAACCCCGAATGTTAGCCCTTCGAGAGTATAAGGATTAGCGAGGAACATTTGTGTTGCGCCCGAACCACTCTTTATAACGGTTGCTTCTACTATGTATTTGGATTGATCAGCAGTCCCGAGTTCGGTAAGCATATCATGGGTGAAACTGTAGTTTCCTGTCCCAAGTCGCGCAACACCCCACGCACCGTAAGAAATATCCACAGTGCATCCCGCACCACTAGATGCTCGCGCCCAACGCTTGGGGGTATTCTTGGCAATGATTGCGCCACCACCCGAAGTTCCGAGCCTGAGAATCTTTGCATAAGAATCTTTTCGAGTCTTAATAATCCAAAGAAGAGCCATGTGTTGTGGCACATTGTTGTGTGCGCCATCTCCACCTGCATATTGTATAGTACCCGCAATGATGGGTGTAAGCCCTGTGGAACTTATGCTAATCGTTCCGTCGATAGCGTGAGTGTGTGACCCCGCCGAAGCGATAGGAGTTCCTGTTCCGCTTGGAACAATAATTGAACTAGAACCACCAAATGTGATAGTTGTTCCTGTTACGACCGACAGGTTGTGGCTATGCAACCCCGAAGAAGAGGACTGTAGCCCCGCTAGGGTTGCTGTAATGTCACCCTCAAGATCCGCATCAAAGGATGATCCGTGATTATGGATTGGCATTTCATCAGCAACCAAGGTGTGGCTTTCTTCGCCACCAACAATACCAACAGTATATGAATTAAATGCAGTATTCTCGACTCCCGTAAGTCCTCTAGAGTCGCCCACGATGAATCTAGCACGAAGATCAGGTTTCTTGAAATGGGTACGACTTTCTGCACTTAACAGGTAGACAACATCAAGAGGGGTTCCGTCACTAAGGTATACTCTACCCGTATCGGCAACCACAAGATCATCATTGTGAAATGTTCCTGCTGAAGGACCATTTACAAACAAAGGGTTGACAAATACCGTTACTGCACTAGCAACCGTACCTGAAATGGTTCCACCCAAGATAGTACATTCCAACGAACCAATGCTCGTTCCTCTTGACACATAGAACTTACTACCCACAAGGTTACTAGCACTCAAAAGCCCCGCTCCTGAGTTGGCAACCTTTGACATCGTAATAGTTTGCACCAATCCGTAAATTTGACCATCATTCAAAGCAGCATATAGGTCGGGATATGTGGCAATCGAAAGATAACCACCATCACAAATATCCCACCCACCTGGAATATCCGAAGTGTTTCCTGCAAAGGCTGAGACAGAACCGACAGGCTGAATGTCACTAAGGTCTACTGTAGAATCACCAACAATTGATTGACCCAAAGTATTGATTACGATACCGTCAATATCTCCAAGTGGAGTTGGCGAACCGTCATCCACAGTTCCTGCAACAAGAATAACAGGCTTGATGACGCTGCCTGGGTTCGTTGGTTGATTGACTGAGAGTTTACCTGCAAGGGTATCCGACAAGTAGAAAACCTGAGCAAGGGTGTGACCAGCCATTGAAGTAAATACGCTATTCGGTAGAGAAATTTCCCCCGAATATACAATGGTAATATCTGTGCCTGTGATAGCCTCAACAATTCCTAAAAAGTTTGCATTTGTGCTATTGTTAGCCTTAGCGAGGACATAGATGTCGGTGGCTGGGTCATAACGAATAACATCACCAACAGCAAGGACATCTCCTGTGATGCCGCTGACATTGATCTTGTTCTTTACAGAACGAACATCTGCTAATACTACTGGATCAAATGCACTAGTTCCCATTTATCGCCTCGTTAAATTTCAGATTCTACTTCGTAATTTATGTCAATAATACCACCAACACTCTTGGTTCCCTTGAATCCCTTTTTAGATTTGTTGGTAACTGTAACCGCATTAGTCGCAACACTATTGGTCTTAACAACAATAGTACAACTATCAGGATCTCTTATTTCAACAGGATACCTAACGACCACACGGTTTTCAATTGGAATCGAATCGTCGTTGAAGGCTGAAATTCCAGAATCAACAATGTCTCTGAACGGGCTATCGCTATTACTCGTTTGGTAATACCGCAAGCAACGATTGAAATCTGATGTTGGGTCATTCAACTCAAACAATGATGTCTCTTGTCCATATTCAAGTTGAACCTGAGCAAGATAAATCTTGTAGTCGTTAACCCCTGCAAGGTTTGGGTTGATTTCTTCGGTGACATCCTCGTCAACAAGATTGGTTCCTGCGCGAATATAGAAAGCAATTTCAGGCCCATCAGTCCCCGAAGCACCAACTAAACCACCAACAGAATCGGGTAGACTGAATGTGTGTGAGAATCTCTGCCATGACAAAGGAAGAACTGTTGTGAATCCTAGAACTTTCTGTGAATTCTTTTCGATACCTGTGGTAGCGTAGTCGGGAGCAGTACCACCACCGAAGTCTCGACGGAAAGCAACGCCCATTTTAGCATTACTCACCGATGACTTAGCATAGAACGAAAGTGTGGCATACCCGCTTGGAAGATGCTCGATGCCCTCAACTCGTTGGAAAAGATAAGTCGAACTACCTGCGGTATGACCTCCCGTTCCTATTGCAAACTCAAGACCGTAATTTGAGTAGGCATTGGATCCGTCAAGATCACCAAGACCTAGAGGAGTTCTATTTACTGAGACATTCAATCGGTCTGCTGTAGTCCCACCACTGTTGATGAGTTTCCATCTGTCGGCATTATACCTGTTCGGAGCAGAGGTTGGATTGACATAAGAGAAAGTAGTTCCTCGTTGCCAAAAATCAAAATTTCCGTTGATAAGTTTATTCTTGAAACCTGAACCGCTATCAGGAATCAGAATGCTCGTTCCCGTGTCGGTGTTTGAAGTAATGACAAGACCAACATAATTCTGCACAACTCCCGCGCCTGGGCTGATAGCAACCATCATGGGCTTGCGAACGGTATTGACTGTGTACGGAGAATTAAGTGTCAATTGT